GACGTATAGCTTAGAGGCTCTTTACCATGAGGTGGGTACAGGGATGACTCTACAGCTTATCCAAGCTAGGAAGGGGATAGAGAAATGAAATCTGGCAGACTCAAGATAGCCTTAATTGGTTATGGCTACTGGGGGAAGATCTTCCTTCCCTACCTAGACGAGCGGTTCGATGTTGTTAAGGTCTTCGGACGGTCGCTAAGAAGAGAGGGGAGATTCACCCATAATCTTTATGAGGTGTGGCGTAGCGATGCTGTAGCCGTTGTAGTGGCGACGCCTATTGACGCACACTACCAAATAGTGCTGGATGCTCTGCACTGTGGCAAGCATGTCCTGTGTGAGAAGCCTCTTACACTTACTACTCAGGAGGCAGAGCACTTGCGCGCTACAGCCCTGGAGAAAAACCTCCATCTTATCATCGACTTCACCTACAACTTCTCGCGGGGCCTTATCAAGATGGCGGAGCTGGCCAGTGTTGGAGTGGTAGGCAAACCAAGGTACATCGAGTTGAGTCTTATGCGTCAGGTAACGATGAACCGCCGTGAGAGATTCACGCTGAATCAGCTGTATGCAGCCAAACTTGCACATCTTTTAGCTATCCTTAGTACATTTACCGCCTTGGAGGATCTGCAATTCACATCTACTCTCCCGGCGCCGCCCAACCTTACTACAGTTGAGTTTGAGGGGCCTCTTTCCGGATCAATGCGCGTCTCCGCAGATTACCCGGCAAAGGAGATGCGCGTAGTGCTGACCGGCACAGAAGGGAAAATGGAATACTGCATGGAGAATAAGCCATCTCTATGCGTACTATCCTACGCAAAGGAAATAGCACAGCCTCCTTCCCTGCCTGCGCGATATTTGACGGTTGGAAGCAAAATGACGTATGATTATGATGAGGCGAACAATCTGGTCTACACGACTGAGTATCTGCGCCGGGTTCTTGTCAATAGGGGCGATCTGCTCTTAGACAACTCCGCGCTTGCTGTCGAGGTGACAAGAATACTCGTGGATATTTGCGGCCTTACAAAGGAGGAGACAGATAAATGACCGAGATCAGTGGACTTACAGCCATCTTTGCACAGCTGGGCGCGATAGGAATTTTAGTTGCAATTCTGGTCTGGCTTGTGCTACGGTATGAGAAGCGGATGGGAGACATCTCCGCAGAACATGCAGTAGAACGAGGGGAGTGGCGAGCGCAGATGGGAAAGCAACACGAAGAGATCCTGCAAGTGGCGAAGGATTCCAACATCGTCCTAGCGGAGATCCGGTTGCTGGTGAATAGGAACTGCGAGTGAAGGGAGTAAGGGTCATGGCAAACAGCAAGACCAATCCACGTGGAGCAGCAAGGCCCCGTGATGGACGTGGAGGGGGTGTGGGAATGCCTGGGGGCCGCCGAGGAGGCAGGAACACATCTCCTTGTCCTTCTGGAGGACCTGGAGGAGGCAAAGGCGGTGGACGCGGTGGTGGGAAGAACCGCTAGCTGTAGCAGGAGGAAAGAGCAATGACTCTCTGGCTGACAGAAAGTGAAGCTGATGCTTACTTTGAGACGCGCTTAGGAGCTTCAGACTTCTGGGCTACTGGCACAGAGAAGACAGCAGCTCTGACGACGGCGCAGAATTTCATCGAGAGTAGCGGTCTATTCTCCCTGCCGACCGCAGCTACAGCAGTTATGAAGAATGCTGTCTGCGAGCAAGCACTCTTTCTCCTGATGCACAATACTGATAGAAGAGTAGGATTGCAGGCGCAGGGTGTAACGTGGGCAGGAGTTATTAAGGAGAAGTATGGGGGTGAAGTCAATATACCAATCTGCCCTATGGCCGCCGAAATGCTTAGTGACTATGCGACAGCAGGGGCAGGTATTGTAGGTTTGGAGCGCGACGAGGAGGAAGATGTCCGATGATTGGCTCCTACGCAGTGCATGACGCCGTTTTGGTTCAATCTGCTGGCAAAGATAAATGGGGTACGCCGCTTACGCCAATAGAGATCCCATTGAAGGTCTTCATCGAGTATGGTACGTTCATTGTGTTCACTGTTGCAGGAGAAGAGGTAATGTGCAACGCCGTGATTCACATGGAAGATATAAACATCTCGCACGAGGACAATCTGTTCTTTGATGGTGAGATGCACACGATTAAAAAGATAAAGAGACCGGGGACTTTGGATCACGAATCCTTGGAGGTGTATGTTATCTAATGTCAAGCGGTTGTACGCTAAGCACAAAAGACTTTGAGTATGATCTCATTGCAATCGAGACGCAGAAGGTGCCTGCGCTATTGGAGAAGGGTATAACCTTAGCTTGCGTTCAATGGTTGAAGGATTGCCTTGAACAGGTTCCGACTGTCCCGATTGATACAGGGAGACTTAGGAGTAGTGGTTCTGTTTTCGTTGATAATATTCTCAAAGCGAAGAGTCCCGAGGTTATGCGCCCTGTTCCACGAGTGCACGGTGATCCTTCTCCTGCTACTACTCATGTGGAAACTCTAAGACCTGATAAGCACGTGGGAATCGTGGGCTGGAATACAGAGTATGCAAAGAAAGTGCATGAGGCAATCGAGACGCATTTCAGAGAGCCTGGATCGGGGGCATTGTTTCTGAGTACCAAAGCAGCGAACAATGGGAATAAGTACATGGGGATTATCGCAGACGTGCTACATGTGGGGGTTGTATGATAAAAGAACTTGTACAGTACGTCAAGAATGAATGTAGCTCCGGTCTGGTGATCGGGACAAGTCTATTTGCAGGCTTCCGACCATTAGACGCTGCTGACGAATGTGTCACTATCATAGAAGCAGGCGGCCCGGATTCATTCTACGCGCCTGGTTTATCAAGTCCATTGATATGGGCGCTGGTGAGATCGACAAACTACATGGCTTGCAGGGATCTCGCGTATGAGATTCATGCCATACTTCATCGCATGATTGGAGTGGAACTGCCCGTCGTGGACAGCGGCGATAACTATTTGGTGAATACCTCGACTGCCCTCGGAAGGCCGTCACCTCTCAGCGGCCAAGATGAGAAAGGGCGGTTCGAGTTCGGTGCGAACTATCGCATGGAAGTGGAAACATATTAGTCAAGGAGGATAGGAAAATGGCTGGAGAAAGAGGTCCTACAAGGGATTTAGGTCCCTGTATGCTGGACTTTAGGGGTTCGGAGTTGGGCGAAACGATGGGGAACACTACCTTCGCCTACAGTCAGGATACTGCGCCGGTTACAGAGGATCGTTATGGCACCGAGCCTGTCGATGAGATCTTCACAGGGAGCACCTGCACCGTAGAGTGCTTCCTCTCACGATTGTCTCTTGCTTCGCTTGCTGCGGCCCTCCCTGGAGCATCCGGGTCTGGCACCAGCGGCGATCAGATGGTCGTTCGCTCGATGGTAGGTTCCTCGTTGCGGGATAGAGCTGGGACGCTCATTCTGAAACCTATCGTAGCGGGCGATGTCAGCACGGACTCGACTGAGTGGCTCACTGTCTTCAAGGCAGCTGCCAAACTTGACCTGAGCGTTGTCTACAGCGTGTCAGACCAGCGTGTCTACAAGGTCAACTTCACCGGCTACCGCACGAACGAGGGTGAGGTCTCTGGTATCCCTAGAGGCGCTATGTGGAAAATCGGCTCTTAGTCTTTCTACATTGCTGAGAGCTTATCGCAAGGAGGTAACTGCTTTATGCCCATAATCGACTTAGAGCACGAGGCATCCTTTGAGTCTATTGAAGTGAAAGTCAAAGGAAAGACGTTCAAGGTAGTAGATAACTTATCTGTGCCTTTTTTCGACAGGGTGACGGCATGTAAAGATCCTGTCAAACAGCTGGCATTGGTGTTCAATGTAGACCCGAAAGAGTTCAGGGACTGCGATATTCGTCTGCTGGGCAAGATCGTCAAAGCTACAATGAATGCCATCCAGACGCAGGTAGAAGGCGCGGCGGGTGTGAACCCTACCAAGGCTGGGAAGAGCAAATAGCAGCAGTACTTAATACTTTTCCCAGCTTAACGATAGATCTGCTCATGTCGGATGTCCGGCTGCTTGCCTTTTGGTATAGGCAATCCCTCCGCGTCGCGGCTGTGAGGAACTTGGAGATGATGTACAACGTTCGTGCAGGGATGGCGGTAGAGGAGGATTTCAGACAGATACGTGGGGTTCTCGAAGAGCATATCGCAACGCTAAGCGGCAAGGTCCTACAAGGCAGGGATGAGCGTATCCGGCAGAACTGGGAAGATCTTAAACAGATAGGAAGAGGGTAAGAATGCTATGACTGTCGGCTTCGACACAGCCGCCATTACTGGCCGTTTGACATTAGACTCTAGGCAGTTTAACGCAAGCATTAAGAAATCTGTGAAGTCTGTGGTGTCCATGAAGACGCTTACAGCTAAGATGAGCGCCTCTGTGAAGAATCTTGGAACGCAGCTAACACAGCTTGGCGCTATCATGGCAGCTACTACGGGTATAGCTGGTAAGGTGTTTGTAGGCGCAGCTGCCCAGGCGGAGCAATATCAGTTTATTATCTCAAGTGTGTTGAGGTCTGCGGAGGCTGGTAAGCAAGTCTGGCAGGATGTGGTGAAGTATGCCGCACAAGTCCCGCACGAGCTCCGTGAGGTTGCACAGTCTGCAACTATGCTTGCAGGTGTCCTTCAGACAGGTGGGAAAACTACCGAAGAAGTTGTGGCATCCATCCGTGATACATGGCTTCCTTTGATCGGCGACCTTGCTGCCACCTATATGTGGACTATCCAAGATACCACCGCGCAGGTCATCCGTATGATCTCTGCTGGCGCACAGGCCGCTGACCGCTTCCGTGAGAAGGGTACTGCCGCAATGCTTGGGTTCACGGCAGGTGTCAGCTATTCAGCAAGCAAGACTCGTGAACAGCTTATCAGCGAGTGGAAGAGAGTAGATAGTTTCTTCTCTGGAGCTGCTACAAGGATGGGCGTAACATGGAAAGGTTTGATGTCCATCCTACGCGATAAGTGGTTCTTGTTTCGTAATGACATTATGACGATCAGCGGCGCTTTCGATTACTTCAAGGGTCTGCTGTACGCCCTTAATACTGCTATCTGGGATAACTGGCTTGCGATGTTGAGTTGGATAGATGTGAACAAAGAAGCAGTGCTGGTGACAATAAAATTCACCTCTGCCATTGTGGCACTTGGGGCTGCTATCACTGCCCTTGGTCTCGCAGTGCGCTTCTTTACGTTCGCTATTGCCTTTATGCTCAAGAAGTGGATGCTGTGGATTGCTGCTGCCTATCTCGTGCGCGCCGCTTGGACAAAGACGTTCAGGAACATGAAGGGCGAGATGACGACTATGTGGAATGAGTGGCTGAAGATAGATGCCAAGTTGACGAAGAGGATAGCAGAGCTTAATAAGAAGATGCTCAAAATTCCATTGCTAGGTGCATTCGAGCGTATGCGGTCTGCCGTATGGAACCTAAGTTGGGATATAGTCCGCCGCATCGCTGAAATGCTGAAGAGGTTGATTAAGCTTATATGGCAGTTCGCAGGAATGGTGCGGGATATACTGATAACTCTCGCGGACTGGCTAGCGAAAGACTTTGAACAATTATTCACTCCTGCAAATCTATTTGATCCAAAAGCTTGGGAGGATGCACTTAATAAGCTCTTCGGTACTATAGGGAAGCATATAGAGAAGTTCGCAAAAGAGGACATAACTGCCTTCGTTGATAGTCTAGTCGAAATTGGGAAGCAGCCTTGGGGCGAATTCAACATGGCTGAATTCGTGGGTGGCGCAAAGAAAGAACTAGTCGCTTTCGGGAGTTGGTTCAAACCTTGGTGGCTTATACTCTGGGATACAATAAAAGCTACAGCCAAAGACGTACTTACGCTCCCAATAGGCCAGCTGCGGAAGGATGTAGCAGGGCTATGGAAGATGTTTGAAGAGGTTCCCTTCTTTGCTGCACTTAATAAAGCCTTTGCGGAATTCGAGAAGAAGCTTGAGGAAATGATGAAGGGCTTCGATAAGGAGGCTGCTGGCCAGATGAAAAGAGCGACACAAGACATACTAAAGTCTTTCGAGTCGCTTGGCAAAGGCGCAGAGAAGATTTTTGTTGAAATGACCCGTGCAACACTTGAAGACACGGCAGATTTAGCGGAAATCAGAGCTAAAGCTATAAAAGATCTGACGGATCTTCTCAAGGACTTTGAAGCATACGTACTAGCGCAGCGGAACTTGGCGAAAGTATTTGGGATGGAGAAGGCATTCCCTAACGCGGCTTCGGTTGAACTGCTTGCAAAGGCACGCGAGCAAATAACATTTATGATTTATAGGGTCCAGGAGCTTTTCATAGATGCGCCCGCGCTGGTCGCAAAAGCAACAAAAGAAATGGAGGATGCGTATAAGAGCTTCACCCAAGAAGTGATAGGTGCCTACTCTACAATGCTCCAAAGGCAGGCAGCAGGGCAAGAGGATCTTAGGGACATCTACATAGACACCATAGAGGACATGCGTGCAGCCTTCGCAAAGCTGGAAGCTGATATGCTGGCCGCACAAGCGGTCTTCCGGGCTACTGGTATGGGCGTTGATCCTTTCACAGAAGCTAATAAAGCCAAGCTTGCAGAAGCCCGAAGTGTAATGGAAAAGATGGTTGCCATCGTGGAGGATGCCTCAATAGGACTGGGGGAAGCTACACAGGAGATGTCTGACGTGATAAGGCAAGCCTATGAAGGGCTTGCTTGGGATATAGAGAGTTCTTATTCTAACCTGTTCCAAAGCATGATGACGGATGCGCGAAGCTGGAAGGACAACCTCATATACTTCTTCGAGGATATAGGAAGAGCTTGGACGAGGATGATAGCTGACCTGATGGCGAAGTGGGTCATGTGGGAGATGCTTGGTGTCAGCGAGACAGGTGAAAGCCCTTTCAAGGATGTGAAGGGGGGCTTGCTCGGAGCTGTTCTTGGTGCGCGCAAGGGCATGACGGGTGATGAAGGCTCTGAGGAGAAAAAGGCAGGTACGAAGGCTTGGGGAAAACTTATGGACTTCACTGGATGGAGCACTGAAAAGATGAAGGGATGGAGCGTGTGGACAAAGATCACGGACTTCAAGGCGTGGGAAAAGCTGGCGGCGGGATCGAAGATAGTCTGGACCAGAATCATGGACTTCAGTTCTTGGGAGACGATATTTGAGGCTGGGAAAAAGGGGTGGATGGAGCTAATGCAGCTTATTGCCCAAGCTATCGGCCTCATCGTCGGCGGTTTTGGCGGGGGCGCTGGAGGTGGTGGAGGCGCTGGAGGTGGTGGAGGCGCTGGAGGTGGTGGGGCTGGCGCTACGAGCGCACAACACGGCATACCCTATGTTCCTCGCACCGACCTATATAAACTTCATGAGGGCGAAGAAGTTATCCCTGCTGATGAGGCAGGCGGGCGGCCTTTGGAAATCTACAACCTGATAACGACGGAATCCGTTGCACAAGCGATGGCCTCGCGTGAAGGTAAGAACGTGATAGTGAATACAATTTCCATAGACTCTATGCGAAACGGGCCAACGCGCAAGATGCTGCGTAGGGGTTACTAAAATGGCTCTAGAGACATTCGATCTTGCCCGCGCTGCTGTAGAAGAGACGTGGAGATATCCTGTACTCGTTTCTGAATTTGAGGATCAGTCAGAGCAGAGACGCCTTAGAACCCAAAAGAAGATAGTAGGATTCAAGATAACCAGTCCGCGCCTTACGCGGAGAAGCTATGAGGATTATAGGGATTTCTTTCAGGAGCGTCAAGGTGCGTATGCTGCTTTTGAGTTCGAGTCGCCATTTGATGGTATTACCTATGAGGTACGCTTTACAAGAGAGCTGAAAACAATTTACAAGAATGCGCACTATATCTGTACATTTGAACTCACAGTAATCAATGTGCTGGAGGACTGAATAGTGACTAGAGATGTCAGCGCTGGCTTCAAGGCAGAGAAGAACAAAGAGACTAACCAACCTATTTGGCTTTATCAGGTAGAGGTCGAGCCTGACCCCAATCCTGACGATGTGCCGGATCTCTTCATTGCCGAGTACGATGAGGATATAGATTTCCCCGTCCCGCCGACAGGCTCGATAAGGCGCCCTTCTGGAACTGTCTATCAAGCCTTTCCGCTTCAGCATGAAGGAGTTGAGGAAAACATAGAAGGGCGCATTGATGAGTTCCAAGTGACAATGGGCAATGTTGACAGAACAGTCCAAGCTTACCTAGAGCAGAGGGATGGGCTACGCGGTAGAAAGGTTACAGTCCGTCTTGTCTTCTACAACCATCTCGACGATAGTAGTGCCTGCATCGAGGATGTTTTCTATGTTGATTCTGTCTCTGTTGGAGATAGATCTGCTACCTTTAGACTTACCTCCAAGCTAGACATTATGCGCGTTGAACTCCCGCGACGCCGCTTCTCAAGAAACTTTTGCGCGTGGGAGTATAAGCGGGAAGGGTGCTGGCTCAGCAGTGATGCTCCCGGCGTAGATTGGGAGGCTCCCGAAGGTTTCGTAGCTGAGGATACCAATGTAGATGACGAGTGCGACAAGCGCATAGAGACCTGCGCACTCCACAATAACAGAGCTCGATTTGGGGGCTTTCCTAGTATTCCTACAGGAAGGACCACATTTGTCTGATGGATGTCTCTGCCATAGCCTCCAAGTGTGTTGGATGGCCGTATGAGCCTCATGGAAGGTTCGAGGAGGGTAAGCCGCCAGCAGTTGATTGTTATGGCCTCTTTCTTTATGTGATGGGGGAATTAGGCACTGCCTTACCTGATCCTTACTATAAGGGAGATTGGACAAAGAAGGGGTTAGAGCTCTTCAGAAAGTATCACGAGCTTGCAGAACCTGTGGATAGAGAAGATGCACAGCCAGGAGATGCTGTTCTTCTACAGACGTGTGCTGACGCGCCGGATCATATTGGAGTATACCTCGGCTCTAGCAAGTTCCTCCATTGTGTGGAGAACGCGGGCGTTGTAATTTCCAGGATCAATATACGCTTCTCCGCACAGCGTGTAATCAAGTTCTACCGTATGAGGAAGACATGATACAGGTATCCTACATACCTAACATCCTTGAGAAGGCTGGGAGGCGTTCCACAGAGATCCCTTTTGTGCGCCTTATGACAATTCAGGACTGTGTTGAGGCAAGCTATAACACCAAAAAGAACAAGGTGATCTCCAGCAGACATGGCTATGTTCCCTTCTGTGATTGGAGCAAAACATTTGTCCATGATGGCGACGAGCTCATTATTACACCGGAAGTTCGACTTGACGTAATTATCTTCATCCTTATAGTTATATATTATGTGCTTCAAGTAGCAGCTCTTGCTTACAGTATATACGCTTACTTCACAAAACCTGGAAAGCCTTCTTTAGGCGGCGGCGACGATCTGGATGACTCTCCAACATACGGCTGGGAGGGAATCCGAAATACAGTTAGCACTTCCGTCCCAGTTCCTGTCGTCTACGGGACACATAGAATAGGCGGTAACTACATCGGAACGTGGGTTAGCACTGACACAGAAGTAGAAGACATTGCACCAGGGGCCGGTGGAGATTTTGGTGTCTACGAACAATGTACAAGAATTCGCACTCGCGGTAACAACTGCCTGAATGTTCTTATTGGTCTCTGCGAAGGTCCGATAGAAAGTGTCGCCGGGATAACAGAAGAGCATTGTGGGAATGAATATGCAGCTATTGACCCCATCGGCGACAAAATCCTTGTCAATGGGATGCCTGTATCACAGCTTCCAGGTATTGAGATATACGCAAGGGTGGGCACAGAGGACCAGACCCCGATCAAAGGTTTTGAGGATCTTCCTACATACCAAGATTTCGCGCAGACAAAAGAGCTACGGCGCATGGATGATGGCGGATCTATACTGGACGCGACTACGTTAGGAGATGCTGCTGAGGAGATCCGCCTCGGTTTTCTGCTGCCGAGAGGACTCTACCATGTAAGCAAGAAAGGGAATTACGGACGCGCTACTATTATCTGCTGGTATTCGATTCGGCAACATCGTGATGACCCTGATGTATATACAGGCTATGATCCATTCATTATCTCCGAAGAGTCCTTATCGGCGCAACGCACGGAGCTTGTAATAAAACATATCCCTCTGTCCAAAGAAGGTGATCCTACATGGGGGAGTCCGGCTGATTGGAAGACCGGCGACCCTAGAACACTTCTCCCACCTGATAAGTACGACATTCAGGTAATGCGGACTGGCGGCTACATTACTGGTAAACGCTGCGCTGCCGATCTTTTCTGGTCTTACATGACCGAGATTGAACGCGGGGGGCATCTATCCTACCCCTTCACCGCCCTCCTGGGCATCAGGGCGATTGCTACTGAAAAGCTGTCTGGCAGCCTTCCTATTATTACAACGTTAGTCGAGGGGATGAAAGTCTGGTACGCGGAAGGCGAGCCTAAAATCTTCACTAGCAGCCCTGCATGGTGTCTGTGGGATCTCTTGACAAACGAACGCTACGGAGCTGGACGATATATTGAGGTAGAGCACCTTGACCTTGATAGGTTCATTGAGCTGGACGAATTCTGCTACGCACAAGTGGATGATGGAGCAGGGGGGACAGAGAATAGGTGCACCCTTGATGTCGTTCTCGACAGCAGGCAGAAGGGCTATGATCTAATTGCACAGCTCTGTACTACCTTCCGTTGTTTCCCTGCATGGTCTAATGGTGCCATCCACCCCATAGTGGACAAAGCTGAAACGCCTGTTCAGCTCTTCACGATGGGGAACATTGTCAAAGGCTCCTTCAAAGAGACATTCAACTCATTGCAGGAGCGGATCAATACTGTTGACATTCAATTTCTGAACAAAGATAATGACTACACGCGAGAAACCGTCCAAACGGCTGACGAGGAGGTTCTTATTGCTGGCGATCCACCCAAGAAAATGGAAGTGTTTATGCTTGGTATCACACGGCTGACCCAAGCTGTCCGACTGGCTTATTACCATAGGTTCTTGGCAAAATACAGCACGAAGGCTATCTCCTTTAAGGCTGCAATGGACGCCGTAGCCTGTCAGGCAGGGGATGTCATTAAGGTTGCCCACGATCTGCCGCAATGGGCCTATAGCGGGCGAGTGCATGGTGGAACGAATAATACCATCACAGTCCGTGAGGAAGTGATCCTTGAGGCGAACAAGACGTACAACATAAGCGTCCGCCATGCTGCCACAGACACTATTGAGGAGAAGGAGATAACAAGCCCTCCTGGTACCTATGCTGCTGGCGACACCGACAATCCACTCCAAGTTGTTGGAGTTTGGGACACCAATCCGGCTGACTACGATGTTTATGCGATAGATGTTTATGATGACTTGGAACCAAGTGGAGCGCAAGAGGAAGCAGTCGCCAAGCCCTTTCGGATAACCTCTATGGTAAAAGAGGATAGAGGAGAGATCAAAATTACAGCCATTGAGTATAGTGAGAACATCTTCTCCGAGGATGGGATCACCTTCCCAGAACCACAATACTCAGGTCTCCCGGATACCAGGCTTCCCCCCGCGCCCGTCACAGACCTCACCGCAGTTTGCTCAAGCACTTATGACAGGGTAGTCTATGTCTCCTTCAACATCCCAGATGCGGACGAAGATCATGGGATATACGACCATGCCGAGGTGTGGGTCTCAGAACTTGCAGATACCTATGGGCCATACATCCAGTACGGTCAGACCAGCTCCAATACATATCAGATCAGGAATCTTATACCGGGACATACTTATCGGATAAGCGTGGTGAGTGTCTCTTTCGGCAACATCCGTGCGGTATTTGCTTTGTCGCCTACGACAGACATCCTAATTACCATGCCGGAGATTCCACCGGTCCCGACCGGCTTAGAGCTAAAAGGGCAAGGGAACAACACCGTGTTCGAGGGGAAGGACGTGATCTTTGCTTGGCATGACAACGCAAAGATAGCAATGTTCAGCGCGTTAGAGGAGGAGAAGCTAGGCTTTGGCACAGGGACGCAGGATTCCTACTTTGCGTCCTACTTTGTATCAATCTGGTTCTACGAGCCTGGCAGCGATACTGCTACTGTGAAGGTAAGAGAAGAGCATGTCCCTACCAATGAGTATATCTATTCTTTCGAGAAGAATTTCCAAGATACGCAGTATATGTTTGACACCCTTGGGATAACCTCTAAATATCCTACGTTTGATCCGCAACGGAGGTTCAGGATTGCCGTGGCCGCGTGCGACATCTTCGGTCGATGCTCCGAGACTACCCAGCTAACTGTGAATAACGTACATCCGGCAAAGATAGATGTTAAGGATGATGATCACCCTTCAGGCTTTGCTGACTACCGCTACTCTTGGAAGAGCGTGCTCCATTGGCCTGCAAGCACAGAGCGTGACATTACAGGCTATCAAATCCTTCGTGCGCCAGCAGGAGTTGATGGTGCAGATGGTGAAGTTGTCTATGCTGGCATTTTTCACGAGTACACAGAGATTTTTGAGCCGGGCGGGGGCGGAGCACCAGATGTATACTACTATGTCATCGCCTATGATTCCTTTGAAAAGGAAGTAGCATACCTTTCAGACGCGGCAACGCGCATCAATATGGAGTGAAGGAGCAAGGAAATGTCTCAATACAACAGGGGAACTGTGGCGACTACCGATGGGTCGCTTGTAGTGACCGGCCTCGCTACTGAGTGGCTTGCCAATGTCACTGTCGGTGACGAGATCTTCATCGAGGGGGTGGATGCCTGGTTCACAGTTGCTGCTGTCGATAGCGACACCCAGCTCCGGCTGAATGCCTACTTCCCTTCTACCCTACTTGACGCAGCCTACGTCGTCACCACAGACTTCACGCCCAACCTCGGCCTTCCTACCCTTGGTATGGGAGATCTCCATGCAGCCGAGATCATTACCCGTGCCATTACGGAGATTGACAAACATCTCCGCTATGGCCTGACCTTTCTCGGCACTGTCTTAGACATACTCGGTACGGCTCCCACAGGCGTAGAGGAAGATGACTGTTACATCGTGGAGGATGCCGCAAGTGGGGACGACTGGGATGGGCATGATGGAGAGATCGCGTGTTACGTCTGGCTCAGTACAATTTCTGGCGGTACGTGGGAATTCATCACTCCCAACGACGGCGACTATGTGCTAGTAGAAGATGTGGGCCAGCTTTATATCTACTACGCTGAGGAGTGGCATCTATGGGTAAGCATGTCCCTCGTGCCCCATGTAATCGCTGACCATACCGACACCACGGCGACTGGTGTGGAGTTGGAGACCCTTACGGACAACAGCATGGCGGATGCACTGCATAGGCATTCAGAGTTGAGTGCGAGTGACGGGACGCCGGACCGCACTCTCCGTTTGGGTGCTACTGGCCTTGTGGGTATTGGGATGGATGCCAACGAGGAGCTCTCAGTCGCCGGAGCAATAAACTGTGGGACAGACCCGCACAATTCAATGAACGTAAATGGCGTGGCAAAAACCTTTGAATTCTCAGCACATGGAGATGATCTAGCCAATAGATATGTAAGCTATATGGACAGAGCCTCTGATACACATTCCCCGACATTTGCCATAGCTCGTGCAAGAGGTACTCATGCCGCGCCGACACAGGTACAAGATAATGATATTTTGGGGCAGATAGGGTTCTTTGGTTGGGATGGCACAGATAACGATCTCAACATCGGTGCGAAAATAATCGCAAGGGTGAATGGGACGCCAGGGAATGATGATCTGCCGACTGAGCTAGTCTTTGCGACGACGGCTGATGGAGATTCGGAGCCGACGGAGCGCGTCTTTATAGACAAGGATGGCAATGTCGGTATAGGGACAGCGACACCGGACAGTATGCTTGAGATAGAAGCAAGTAACGCGACAATAAACCTGGATGGCTCAAATGCACAACTGAAGTTAGATAGAAGCGCTACGGTAAACTCCGCAAAAGTCATGCACTATACCGTAGGCGCCATGAAGTGGTGTGCAGGGATGATGGGGGATGATGATGACTACCATATCGTTGACGCCCATATACATGACAATGCCGAATTCACTATCTACAAAGATGGCAGCGGCATGGAGTTAATGGAGGGGGCCGAGGGAGACATCAAGTGTTTCTCCAATGCGACTTCCGGCGAGACTCCAGAGCTTCTAATCTATGGTTTCAACGCTGCATCAGGCGCAAGCAAACGCGGTCTGTCAATCAGTTG